TTAAGAAGGTGCATTATAAATTTAATAACCAGAAGCGATGTTCCTAGACGATCTATTTTTCATAGAGATTTTGATGATGATAGACTAACAACAGGATTACTTTATATAAATGATAATAATGGTTATACTGAATTTGAGACAGGTGAAAAAATAAAATGTATTTCAAATATGTATGTTGAATTTCCATGTAAGCTTAAACATAGATCAATTTCTCAAACAGACGTGGATGCTAGGTGTGTTATTAATTTAAATTATTACAAATGAGTTTTAAAAAAAATAAATATCATGTAATAAAATCTGTTATCTCAAAAGACTTAGCTAAAGTTTCTTACAATTATTTATTGATAAAAAGAAATGCAATTGCTTATATGCGAGAAAATAATTATTTAGCTCCTTTTGATAATAATTTTGGAACTTGGGATGATGAGCAAGTTCCGAATACATTCTCTATTTATGGTGATCCATTAATGGAAACATTATTATTATATATAAAACCTAAAATGATTAAAGCTACAGGATTAAATTTGTATCAAACATATTCATATGCAAGAACTTATAAATCAGGAGATATTTTAAAAAAACATAAAGATAGACCTAGTTGTGAAATATCGACCACTTTATTTTTAGGCGGAGATAAATGGCCTATATATTTGAATAACGGAAAAAAAGATATTAAAATAAATTTAAAAGAAGGAGATATGTTGATTTATAAAGGTTGTGATTTAGAACATTGGAGAGAACCTTTTAATGGAGAGGTTTGTGTGCAAACTTTTTTACATTATTCAACTAATGAAAAATTATTAAATGATACAAGACCAATGTTAGGATTAAATAGTGATTTTTCCAGTAATATGCCTAGATAATTTTTTCTCTGACCCAAAAGAAATTGTAGAATTATCTAAAACATATTCATATAAATCTACAAAAACTTACCCTGGGTTAAGATCAAATGATTTATCCGAAAATAAATTTTTTGTTGAACGCCTTACAAACAAAATTTTAAGTGTTATTTACCCAAATGAGTTTAGTTTAATATCTTGGTATAATTATTGTTCTTTTCAAAAAGTACCTCCAGGTATAGATGGAGATGGATGGATTCATACAGATTGGCCAAATCAAAGTGAATTAACTGCAATAATTTATCTATCTGAAAACTGTAATGTTGGAACATCTATTTATAAGCTTAAAAATTATAATATACAAAATTCTGAAAAAGGTGATTTAAAAAAAGATTATTTTATTAATCATGAAAAATATAAAAAAGAAGAGGTAAATAAACTAATAAAGCAAAGAGATTCTTATAATAATAATTTTGAAGAAACAATAAATATTAAAGGTATCTATAATAGATTAGTTATGTTCGATTCTTCCATGTGGCATGCAGCTCATATTAATAATACAGACGAAGAAAGATTAACTTTAATAAATTTTATATCTAAAATAAATATAAATTATTCAGATAAACAATTAAATTACCCCATTCCTACAATGAACAGATTATGAATATAAAAATATTTAAAAATGTTATTAGTAGACAAAAACAAGAAGAAATAAAAAGCACTCTTCTTGAAGAAAGAATATTTCCTTGGTATTTTATAAAAGATGTTAGTGCAAGTAAACAGGCTCGTCCTGGAATGCAACATGAATTTTGTTCTATTCAAAAAGGAATAAATTCAAGTTATTTTGATAATGTACTACCTATAATTCATTTTATTAAAAAACCTGAATTAAATATATTAAGAGTTAATTCTTTTTTACAATTTCCAAATCCTGATTTTAAAACTTACGATACACCACATTATGATTTACCTACAAGAAAAGATAAATATACTGTGTTTTTATATTATGTTTTAGATTCTGATGGAGATACGGTCTTCTTTGATAAAAATAAAAAGATTATTAAAAAAGTAACTCCCAAACAAGGAACCGCTGTTATGTTTGATGGAAAATATTTACATACAGCTTACCAATCTAATAAATATATAAGATGTATTATTAATTTTAATATTGATGGTTCATATGAAGAAAATATAAAATATGCAAATTCATAAAATAAAAGTATCTACAACTATGAATATTTTTGAAGATAATTTAAGTTATCTAGAGGATTTTGATAAATTTAATAAACAATTAGAAAAGGATACTTTAAGTACAGGAGATATACAAAACCATACAACTAATGCTAAAGCTTATATGACTCATTGGCAAATGGCTGATAAGTTTGATTCTTATGCAAGGTTGTTAAAAATTATCTGTTTAGAAAAGTTATCGAAATATGACGACTATAATCCAGTGCAGGGTGGTAATATTAATTTTTATTGTAATGATATGTGGGGACTTGTTTATAAAAAAGGACAACAAACTAAAAAACATAGACATTTAAATTTGTTTTCATTTACTTATTATGTAAAAACATCAAGAGATTGTGCACCTATTATTTTTTCTGATCCTGGTTACTTTGAAGTTAAACCTAAAACAGGAACTCTTTTAATATGGAGAGGAGAATATGAACATTATGTACCTAAACAAAATACAGATAAACCAAGAATTGTCATAGCTGGAAATATAGATTATCAAAATAAACCAGTAGCCAGAACAATTTAAATTTGTTATTATAGATCGCTATGCTACAAAAACTACAGTTTAAACCAGGTTTTAATAAACAAACAACACAATCAGGAGCAGAGTCTCAATGGACTGATGGTGATTTTGTTAGATTTAGATATGGACTTCCAGAAAAAATAGGTGGTTGGCAACAATTAACTATTGATAATGAAACTCTTCCCGGTGCAGCAAGAGCTCAACATACATGGACATCTCTAAATGGTGAAAAGTATGCAGCTATAGGGACATCACAAGGTTTGTTTTTATACTATAGTGAAAAGTTTTATGACATCACACCTTTGGATACAGGAATTACTGGAGCTAATTTTGATGCATCAACTGGTTCTCCAACAGTTACTGTAAACAAAACTTCTCATGGATTAAGCGCTGGACGATATGTAACGTTTTCATCAGTTACTGTTCCAACAGGATCAGGTTATGCAACAACTGATTTTGAAAATAATACATTTGAGATATCAAATGTAACTGCAAACGCTTTTGACATTACAATGCCATCTAACTCTGCAGCTACAACTTCAGGAACAGGTTCAGCACAAATTGATCCATATGTAACTATTGGTCCAACATTTCAAACAGCAGGTTATGGATGGGGTACATACTTATGGGGAGATTCAACATGGGGTACGGAACGTACAACTAGTGACGTGATCCTGGATCCAGGCATCTGGAGTCTTGATAACTTTGGAGAAATATTAATTGCAACAATTAATAATGGTCGAACATTTACTTGGGATGCAGGTGCATCAAGTCCAAGATCAAATAGAGCAACTCTTATGTCAGGAGCTCCTACTAAAACAAGATTAACTTTGGTATCCGATAGAGATAGACACTTATTTCACTTTGGAACTGAAACAACTATTGGAAATCCTTTAACTCAAGATCCAATGTTTATAAGATTCTCAAACCAAGAAGACTATTCAACTTACCAACCAACAGCAACAAATACTGCAGGTACATTTAGATTAGATACAGGTAATAAAATTGTAGCAGCTGTTCAAGGTAAAGATTATGTATTTGTATTAACCGATAGTGCAGCATATGTAATTCAATTTGTAGGTCCACCGTTTACGTTCAGTGTTAGACAAGTTGGAACAAACTGTGGATGTATTGGACAAAATGCAGTTAGTTATTCTAATGGTATGATATTTTGGATGTCAGGTGAAGGTGGATTTTTTGCATTTGATGGAACGGTTAAAGCACTTCCATGTTTAGTAGAAGATTTTGTATTTACAACAACAGGAAATAATCTAGGTATTAACTACAATGCAGGTCAAATTATTTATGGTGAACACAATACTTTATATAATGAAGTAACATGGTTTTATCCAAAAGCTGGAAGTACACAAATTGATAGATGTGTTATATATAACTATGGAGAAAACTGTTGGACAACTGGATCACTAGCTAGATCATCATATGCAGACACAGGTGTATTTGATGTACCTTATGCAACACAATATAATTCAACAGCTACACCTAATTTTAATATTCAAGGAATTACAAATTTATATGGAGCATCTATATATTATCAACATGAAACAGGAACTGATCAAGTTAATTCATCAGGTACTACTTCTATTAATGCTTATATTCAATCAGGTGATTTTGATATATCATCAAGACGAGGTTTAACAGGTGAATCAACTGGCATAGCTGATTTTAGAGGTGACGGTGAATTTATTATGTCTATGAATAGATTCATACCGGACTTTCAAGTACTAACCGGTAATTCAAAAGTCACATTACTATTAAATGATTATCCAAATAATACAGCTTCAAGCTCTCCACTTGGTCCCTTTACAATTACATCATCTACTGATAAGGTAGATACTAGAGCAAGAGGTCGATTGCTCTCAATTAAAATAGCTAATGACGCTGTAGGTGAAACTTGGCGTTATGGAACATTAAGAGTGGATATTAAACCAGACGGTAGAAGATAATGGCAACTGCAACTTTAGACGAATTAAGATTACAACAATTATTACAATCTTTTGAAAATAAAAATACTGGTATAACTAATACTACAGCAGCTTCACCTTTTATAAATACTTCAGATATACTTAATCAGTATAATGTTCCTAATTTACAAAATCAGGATTTAGTTAATCAATTAATTCAAGAAAATATGCAGAAAAATATTACATCCGATTTTATTAATGTTCCACAAGATTATTACCAACCTATGACAAATGAAGAACAAAATTTAGATCTTTCAAGATTTCAAAATATGGATTTACAACCAGGTTATTTAGATAGAGCTGGTTCTTATCCAGGTACGAATTTTAATCTTAATCAACCAAACTTTTTTCAAAGAATGTTTAATAGAGCTAGTGATATATATGGCTCTGGTAGAGATTTAATTGGAACAGGTATTGGAACTTTATCTAATGTTTTAACAGGTAATCCAATTATAGGTGGAGTTATGTCTTTATTATCAAGAATGGCAAGACCAATGAGTTCATATCAAATGAGTGATTTACAAAGAAGAGGATATGGAGATGAATTATCTAGAATTTATGGACCAGGTGGTATTATGCAAGGATATAATCCAGTGAGTATGTTTGGTAGAGGACCATTAGAATCTATTATTAACAGAAGAAATAAAGCTAAAAGCGAAGCAATAAGAAATAAATTAAATGAAGAGATAACTAAATTAGGTGGATCAACAGATACAAATTTATCCGCTTACAGAGCATCAAGACCAGCAAGTGAAAGAAGATCAACAGGACCTGCAGGTGGTGGTAGAGATAATACTGGTGGAGATAAAGGAGCTAAAGGAGCAGCAGATTCTTTTTCTAACAGAAGTGGAATGGGAAGAACTGGATACTAATGGCTAAAGTAGCAGCATATGTACCTGAACCTAAACAAGAATATGATGTCGAGAATCAAAGACAAATATTAGAAGCTATTGCTACATTAAAAAGTGAATTAAATTTTTCATATCAAGATGATTTAAAAAAAGAAACTGAAAGATTTAGTTGGTTTAATACGAGGTACTAATGTCTTGTAATAATGTCAATCCAATAACAGGTGGAAGTACAGTTGATGACATTCCATTTTATTTAGCAGTTCAACAAGGTAAAGTTCCTGGTTACTCTATGGTTAATAAATTTGGATATAATTCTAGTATTGGCTCACTTTCTTTTGAAACTATTTGGGAAACAGGAAACGACTATCCTTGGCAAACAGCTCAAGCTACTCTTGATGTAGTCAGTGATGATACTGATGACGATGTAGCAGGAACGGGTGCTAGAACTTTAAGAAT